ACGATCAATGAAGTAGCAGATATGCTAAGAAGTTCTAATAGAACTATCACAAATTGGATTAAGTCTGGTGATATTAGTGTATTAAATTTATCTCACAAAAAGAAACTGATCAGTAAGTCAGAAGTACAACGATTTGTGAACGAAAGAACTACTGCCCACAATAGAGTAGGGACTCCGTGATTATGCCTTACCCTATGAATAATAGTGCCTCCTCGCATATAAAACCTCAAGTGGGCAGTACCTATTTCATTAGTCAGTTGAATGAAGAGCATCATTTTAAGTGTGGTAAGAGAACGGGGAGGATACTTGATATAGGTAGTGGTAGTGTGCTTGTAAGATGGGATTCTTATGAGGATGTGGATTGGGAAGGTAATAAAGA